CCTAAACCCCTACGAGCCGGCCGGCACCGTTCATGAGGGCGAGGTCGTCATCCCAGCGCACCAAGTCCAGCGCTACGGGCTGGAGCCGCTGATGGCGCTGGTGCGTGGCGACATGCCGCAGAACGCGCTGGCCGGGATGATGCGCGGGCCTGCGCCGACGAGCGCGAACGCCCTCCTTAGCCAAATCCGCTACGGGTAAGCCGCACGATGCGCCTCCCCTTCGCCGTGATGTCCTACCGGCACCGCTCGCTGCCGGTGTCGGCGCAGCGGCTCATCAACTGGTTCTGCGAAAAGCAGCCGCCGGGGGCGAAGGCCGACCTCGTGCTGCTGCCAACGCCCGGCCTGCAGAAGTTCACCACCGTCGGCGACGGCCCCATCCGGGGCATGGCCGAGATGGCGGGCAACCTCTACGTCGTCAGCGGGCGCCAGGTGTTCAAAGTCACCAGCGCGGGCGTGGCGACCGAACTGACCGGGGCCGGCAACCTCATCAGCGCCGGCGCCGCCGTGACCATGGCCGAGAACGGCACGCAAATGGTCATTGTCACGCCCGAGGATGGCAAGGGCTGGATTGCGACCAGCACGACGTTCGCCGAAATCACCGACGCCGACTTCCCAGATGCGTCCAGCGTCACCTTCATGGACGGCTTCCACATCATCAGCCAGAAGGACAGCACGCGGTTCTACATCTCGGCGCTGAACAATGCCGCGTCGTGGGATGCCCTCGACTATGCGTCCGCCGAGGGGTCGCCGGACAACCTCGTCCGGGCCATTCGCGTCGGGCTGCAAGTCTGGCTGTTCGGCGAGCGCTCGACCGAGATTTGGGGCAACAGCGGCGCAGCGGACTTTCCCTTTGAGCGGGTGTCTGGCGCCTTCGTGGAGCGCGGCTGCATCGCCCGCGACAGCGTGGCCTCGCAGCTTGGCACGGTGTTCTGGCTAGGCGAGGACCGGGTGGTCTATCGCAGCGACGGGTTTCAGCCCGTCCGCGTCAGCACGCATGCCATTGAGCAGGCTATCGCCGGCTACAGCGCCATCACCGACGCTGTGGGCTCCGTCTATGAGCAGGAAGGGCACGTCTTCTATGTGCTGTCCTTCCCGACGGCCGGCGAGACGTTCATCTACGACCTGTCAACGCAGCTTTGGCATGAGCGCGAGAGCGAGGGTTACGGCATCTGGCGCTGCATCCATTCCAGCAACTACGGCTCTGTCGCTGTTGGCGGCGACGCTGAGGACGGGCGGGTCTACCTCATCAATCCGACGCGTGCGGACGAGGACGGCGTGCAGATTATCCGCACGGCGACCGGGAACTGCTTCCACAGCGAGAACAAGCGCGTCGTGTTTACGCGCCTGTCGGTCGAGTTTGAGGCCGGCGCGGGCAACACGCTGGAGGCGCAGGGGACGCTGGGCGTCGTGGACCAGACGCGCGTGGCCGAGAACGGCGACGTTCGCATCATCGAAGCGGGCGACTTCCGCATCACCGGCCGCGTGCCCATCGAACTGCCCCCGTCTGGGACGGTGATGCTGACGATGAGCGACGACGGCGGCCGAAACTGGTCGTCTGAGCGCTGGCGCGATTTTGGCGCGGTCGGCGAGACGCTCCGCAGGGTCGAGTGGCGCCGGCTCGGCAGCGCCCGCGAGCGGGTATTCCGGCTGCAACTGTCTGACCCGGCGCGGACGGCGCTGATTGCCGTCAACGTGGACGCGACGACGGCGGCGCACTGATGGGGACGCGCTCCTATTTCCAAGAGCCGCCCATCCGGGCGGACATGGTGGGGCTTGGTCGCCGCGTCACGGCGCCCTGGCATGTGTGGTTCAGCTACATCGCGCAGCGCATCGGCGCCAAGAGCATGACGGAGCTCGCGGCCGACCCGCCGTCTCTGGCGGCTGGCGCGCGTGTTTCGGCGACGGTGACCGTCCCCGGTGCGCAGCCGGGCGACTTTGCTGTTGCGTCCTTCGTCACGCTCAACGCCGACGTGGCTTTGAGCGCGGCCGTCACGGCAGCCGACACGGTGACGGTCTGGTTCACGAATAACGGTGCGGGAACTGTAGACTTGGCAAGCGGCACGCTGCGGGTGCTGGTGGAGAAACGCTGATGTGGAACTTTATTTTGCCGGCCGCTGCTACGCTAGGCAGCGCCATTATTGGCAGCAATGCCGCAAATTCGGCGGCGAACACACAAGCTGCGGCGGCCAACAACGCGGCTGACGTCCAGCTTCAGATTTTTCAGCAGCAACAAGCAGCCCTTGAGCCGTGGCGCCAAGTCGGCATCAACGCGCTGGCGCCGCTAGTTGCCGCGACGGGCGAAAGCTACACGCAGTCGCCGGGTTACGACTTCCGCTTCCGCGAGGGCTTGCGCGCCATTGATAACGCGGCCTCCCGTCGCGGCATGCTCGACAGCGGCGCGCGCGACAAGGCGCTGATGCGCTTCGGCCAGGGTCTCGCGGCGGACGATTACGGCACTTGGTACAACCGCATGGCCGGGCTGGCAGGCGTAGGCCAGACGGCGACCAGCCAGGGCAATTCGCTCGCCGGCGCCTACGGCACGAACCTCGCCAACATCTACGGCCAGGGCGCGAACGCTTCGGCAGCCGGCACCGTCGGCCAGGCGAACGCCATCACCAACGCGCTGACCAACGGCCTGTCGCTCTACGGCCAGTATTTCCGCAAGTAAGGGGGAGGCCGACGCGGTGCTTCAACTCGACACTCGCCTGCCGCTGGGCGTCCAGCCGTTCGACCTCGGCGCCGTGCAGCGCAACACGCTCGCCGCCATGCAGCAGCGTGCGGCAGAGCAGGAAATGGACAACCGCAACGCCCTGGCGACGGCGATGCAGACCTATGGTCAGGGCGTGCTGTCGCCTGACGCCGGTAAGCGCACGGCGTCCATCGCCGGGCTGGCTGCGGCTGGGCCTGCCGGTTTCCAGACTGCGCTGCCGCTAATGCAGCAGGAGCAGCAGCGTCTGCGCCCGATGACGGCGGACGAGGCCCGCGCCGCCGGCCTGCGGCCTGGCACCGTGGCGATGGTCAACGGCCTCGGCGTGCCGCAGATTTTGCAGGCGCCGGACACTCCGAGCGCCGAGCGGCAGGCGTACGACGAGCGCACCGCGCGCTTCCAGGCAGGCTTGCAGGCGGGCAACCGGGCGCCAGTTCCTATCTTTGACCCCCAAAGCCCGTCCGGCTTCCGCTACGCGCGACCGGGCGAAGTCGTTGGGCAGCCCGCGCCTGCGCCAGAAGGCTATCGCCAGCCGGTCATGCCCTTCGGCAGCGGCAGCGGTGGCGCAGCGCTCGCGTTCATTGAGCAACTTGCGCCTGCTGTCAGGGCTGGCACGGCCAACCCGGAACAGGTGCGCCGCTACCTGTCCGCTGTGACGGAATACCAGCAGGAGCGCATCGGCGCTGACGGGACGCGGGTTGTTCCTCGCCTGCCGCCTTACGCACCAGGCGCGCCGGACGTTCTACAACTCTATCCCGGCGTTATGCCGGCCGCGCCAGCCCAGCCGCCCCCGGCGGCGCCTGAGCCCCAAGCTGCGCCGGGCAATCAACAGGGCGTGCCCATTGGCACGACGGGAATGTCTGCCGCGCCGCCGCCGGCCACTAACGAGTTGCAGCCGAACCCGCTGCCGGGCGCGGCAGGCGGTCGTGCAGCCGTCCCACAGGCTGCGCCTAGCACCAACGTCACGCAGATGCTTGAGAACGTCGAAGGTCTGCGGCGCGCGCAGCGTGCGCTAGAACTGGCGACTACGAGGCCCGAAAGCTTCGGCCTTTGGCAAGGCGCCGCCAACATGTTTCCCGGTACGCTTGAGCGTCTAGACCCCGGCGGTGTCGAAACCCGCGCGATGGCGGCCGACCTCGGCAGCCTTGTCGTCAATCAGCGCAGCGGCGCCGCTGTTACGGCGGCTGAGTTCCCGCGTCTGCGGCCGTTTATTCCGCAGGTCGGCGACCCGCCCGAGGTCGTGCAGACTAAACTGCGCCGCTTCGCGGATGAATACCGCGCCATCATCCGCGACCAATATGACGCGTTCGGCCCACGCTCGGGCTTCCGCCCGCTTCCCGTCGTCGAAGAAGCGCTGCGCGGAGAGCGGCCGGCGAGCGCTAACCAGCCCGGGGTGCCCCGCGTGGGCGAAGTGCGAGATGGCTGGCGCTTCCGGGGCGGCAACCCTGCTGACCGCAATTCGTGGGAGCGCGCGCAATGAGCGGCCCCTGGGAAGCCTACCAGCAGAGCGGGCCGTGGCGTGACTTTGGCGCCGTAGATGCCAACACGGGCGCGCCTGCCAACGTCCGAGCGGCGGTCGGTGCGGCTCAGACGCAGCAGGATAGGCTGGCGACGATCCGCCGCTTCTATCCAGAGGCCCAGCCCTACGGGAACAACAACTTTCTTTATACCGACCCCCGCTCTGGCCGGCCGACCCTCTACAATCCGCCGCGCTTCGACCTTGGCGACGTCGCCTCTGTCGGGCCGGAAATCGGCGAAATGCTAGGCGGCTTCATTGGCGGCGCATTGGCTGTCCCTGCCGCTGCTGCCGGCGCCCCGGCAACTGGCGGCGCTTCGGTTCTTGCCGTGCCCGCCGGCGTAGGCCTTGGTGCTGCTGCCGGCCGAGAACTCGCCACGCTGGGAAGCAATCTGTTTGGGCCGACCGTTGACCGGCGAGGACCAGGCGAGCGTGTTGTAGACGCGACGCAGACGGCTGCCATCAATGCCGCCGGCGTGCCGCTGGCCGACTTAGCGATGAGGGGCGTTCGGACGGCGTTGGGTCCTGTGACCCGCATGTTCGGCGGCCGAGGCCAAGCGACGCCGGAAGACTTCGCCGGTGCGGGCGTGCGCGCCTCTGCGGGTGACGTGACGGGCAACCCTGGCACTCAAAGCATCCAGGGCGTCGTTGCAGTCAGCCCCACGGGTGCGCGTCGCATGGCGACGTTTAACGAGGGGCAGACGGACGACCTTGGCCGGGCGGTAACGCAGACGGCCGAGCGCTTTGGTGTGCCTACTACGCCGCAGAATGCGGGCGCTGCGCTGCGGGACGGCGCGACGGCGGCAGTGCAGCGCTTTGAAGCGCGGCAGGGGCAGCTATACGACGACGCGTTTGAGCTTATCGGTAGCGGTTCGCGTGTCAGTTTCCCTTCGGTGCAGCAACTCCGCGACCGCATCGCGGCAGAAATTGCTGAGGCGCCGCAGTCTGCCGGGCCGCGCTTGCAGCCTGTGCTGGCCCGCATTGATGCTCTGCTGGGGGATGCCGCTGAGAACGGCCTTGCGTTCGGCGCGATGCGCCGCGAGCGCACCGCCCTGGGCCAGCGCATCGGCACGCCTTCCGTCTCTGCGGCGGCGCCTGACCCAGAAGCAGCGGGCTACCTGCGTCAACTCTATGGCGCCCTGACCGACGACATGACTGCGCACGCCCAGGCGGCCGGCGGTGATGCCACTCGCGCGTTGGCCTTGGCGGACCGCTACACGCGCTTCAATCGCACCATCAACCTGCCCACTCTGGAGCGCATCCAGGGGCAGGGGACGGATGAGCAGGTCTATAACTTGGCTTTCCCGCGTTCGGGCCGCCCGGACGCGCAGTCTCTGGCGCGCATCACGCGCAACCTGACGCCGCAGGAGCGGAACGCGCTGGCGGCCACAGTGCTGGACCGAATGGGCACGCCTAACCCTGGTTCGCAGGCCGGCGAGGACTTTTCGGCGGCAACCTTCCTGACCAACTGGAACCGCCTCACGCAGAACGGCCAGGGTGCCCGCGAAGTGCTGTTCGGCGCCCAGGACGCTGAACTTGGGCGGCAACTTGACCGCCTGGTTCGTGTGGCCGGCGCCATTCGTGACACTCAGCGCTATACCAACTGGAGCAATACGGGCCGCTCTGTGGCGGGCCTAGGCGCGCTGGGGGCTGTCGGGAGTGAGGCGGCCCAAGGCGACGCCGGCGGCTTTGTGTCGGCAGTCGGCTTGACGCTAGTAGCCCCTGCGGTCGCGGCGCGTCTGCTGACGTCCCCTCAGTTCGTCAACTGGCTGGCTGGGACGGCGCCTGCCATTGCCCAGGAGCAAGTGACGCCGGCTGTGCTGCGCAGCCTCGGGCGCGTCGCTGCATCGAACCCGACGCTGCGTTACGCCATTGAGGAATACGAAGCGGCCATCACCAGCCAAGCTGCACGGCGATAACGACGAAGCCGAAGTAGAGAGTAGCCCCCGCGCCGATAGCCAGAAGCGTCCGCTTCCGGGGCTTGTCCATGTACGGCAAGCCCAAGCGGCGCGCCTGTTCGCGGCGTAAATCCACAATCGAATGAATGCCAGCAAAGCACACGGCGATGATGAGCGCTGAGGTGATGACGCCGGCCAAGTTCTCCATTCGGAGGCATCCTTATGTCTGACCGCTTCTTTGCGCCCCGGTTCCAGGCGTTCGACAACAACGGCGACCCGCTGCCGGGCGCGAAACTCTATTTCTACTTGGCAGGCACCACGACGCCGGCCGAAACCTACAGCGACGCCGGCAGGACGCAGCCTAACGCTAACCCGGTCATTGCTGACAGCGGCGGGCGGTTCGGCGACATCTGGCTCAACTCGGCGACGAGTTACAAGGCAGTCCTGCGCACTAGCGGTGATGTGACCGTCTGGACGGCTGACCCCGTAAACTAAGGCGCCGCCCCAGGCGGTCGCGCGGGCGCCGCCGAACGGGGCCGGGTAGCCCGCCGGATTGCCAACCATGTCGGATTTTGACGCTGCCTCAGCGGCCGGCGCAGGTGCGCTCGGCTTGCTGGGTCGCGCGCTGCATCTGGCGCGCGCGGACCGCCGGCCGCTTGGCTGGTCGCTCCTGTGGGAGTTGCCCGTCGCCATCGGCATGGGCATCGTCGGCAAAGGGCTGGCTGACTATGCCGGCCTCGACGGGTTCCCCGAATACGCGGTGACCATTTCCATCGCTTACGTCGGCCCGCGCATCATTGACCTGGCGATTAGCGAGGTTGAGCGCCGGGCCAAGGGGCGGGCTGGCTGATGCCGGTCGCCCTTCCGCCGCCGCACGTCCTGCGGGCCGTCTATGAGGACGTTAATGCGGTCGGCGTAGCGCCGGCCGCACGCAAGCGGGGCGTGGCACCGTCCACCATGCGCCACCAGTACGAGGCCGCTGTGCGGACGCTCGGCCTGGAAGACAAGCGGCTCAAGGGGCGCCAGAACACGGGCGAGGCGCCGCCTCTGACCGAGACGCCGTGGCCCGTGCAAGACGGCGTATTCGTCGCCTTTGGCGACCCGCATTGGACGCATCCGGCGCAGGAGCGCAGCGTCGCGCATGAGGCGCTGCTTCGTGCCGTGCCGCGCATCAAGCCGGACTTCCTCCTCTGCACGGGCGACGCGCTCGATTTCGGCGAAATTAGCCGCCACGACCCGGTGGGCTGGCAGCCGCATGTGAAGGTGAAGGACACCATCGACGCGGCTCGGCTGCACTTGGGCGAGCTGTCCGACCTGGCGCCCAAGGCCCAACGCTTTTGGGCAATTGGTAATCACGACGAGCGCCACGACAATTATCTAGCGCGACACGCGGCGGCATTTGAGGACGAGCCGGGAATGCGTCTGGCCGACAAGTTCAGCGATTGGCGGCAGGCGTGGCGGTTCGACTTCGGCGCCTTCTATGGGCTGCATCGTTGGCATAGCGGCGAACATGCCGCTTACAAC